GAAAATTTGGTACTTTAGATGCATTAAAATCAGTGCGTCTAAAGATTAATACATTACCTGTTCCTGCAGGGGGAGCAGTATTAAAGGTAATGGTTGAACCGGAAATGACGTAATCGCTATTCAGATCAAATTGACCTGTGCTGGAGTTGAATAGATAGACTACAACGTCGTCATCTTCAAACTTGGTAAATGAAAAAGTAAATTGAGTCGTACTTCCATTCCCGTCATAGCGTACATATGCCGCTGTAGGAGTTTCAATAGTCATTTTTAATAGTTATTGTATTGACGAAGTTGTTCAAGTGTTTCTACATCTCCCCTTTGACTTGCGTCACGAATCTGATTTTGTTGGTACTCTGCATCTGTGATAGCATTTCTCATGTCTTCATCAAGAGATCCAATCGCGTATGTCATTGCATCTCTTAGTGCAGCCTTTAAGTTGCTGTGAAGCATTGCAAAATCTTCGATTCTGACTTGTTCATTAGCTGCCCTTGCACGCTTAAACTCTTCACGGAATTTCTTACCTTCTGTTGATTGCATTACTTCCAGAATCGCATCACGATAGATCTTTTGATCTCCCATCTTTTGAGCAATAGCTGATTTCTGTTCTGAGTTCAGAGGCACACCACGACCATTGGTTGTAAGTGTTGGCCTACCGTCAAATTCAATATCAATTAGAAACTGTTTTTCTGGGGTAATGTCATCACTAATCTTCCAGGGTGTAAAGGTATTCCAAATACGTGTCCAGTTACTAGGTACGCCAACTAGACCACCACTGATGTAGTCATACTTATCAGCAAGACCGTCTTTCATCAATGGATTTCTATTAGCAATTAGTGCACCTATTTCTTGCTCCACTTCTTTTAATTGAGGAGTCATTAGCCTTGAAAGATCATTTCTCAAGCCACTCAAAGGTGCAAGACCACTACCAAATGAAGCTCCCCATCGAGCTAATGCTGCAGGGTTTCCTGCAAAGACATCATTCATTGGTTCCAAACCTGCCATTAATGACTTACTAGTCACGCTTGCAGATAGAATGAAGCCCATTTTGTTCATTAGATCCTGACCATCTTGTGGAGTCAATGTCCCATCAACTAAGTTATCCATAACATCAGCAGTTAGTGCTATCCAATCACTGACTGGTCCTAGGTCTGCATAGCTATACCACCGTCCATCGAGACCTTTATATGTCTTTGGTTGCCACCCTGCATCTCTGCGTACACGTTGTGTCTCTTTATCAAAGTGACCGTTACCACGGAATCTATCAGCCATAAACATGCCACCAGCAGTAAGTACTGCTAAAGCACCAATAGCTTTCCGTCCTTTCATTTCAGCACTGATATTGTTGTACACCGCTTCAATGTTTGAACTGTCGTAGGGTAAGCCTCGTGTAGTAAGTAATTTCTCTACGTCTTCTATAGCCATCTTTTCAAATGGTTTGCTGAATTGATGAACAGCGTTCTGGAATTTACTTGCAGGTAATAGACCAAGTGGGTTATGAGAACCAGCGAATAGAGCCATGTTCATAGATGTCCTTGGGAACATCATGAAAGGTTTAAATGCAGGTGCATCGCGTAGTAGTTCGCTTAATGCTTCTGATGCATTGTTATCCAAGTTCATGGCAATCTCACGACTAGCATGTTCAACTGCTTTGTCTGTGATCATTCCATTCTTATCAAACATCTGGTTATATGTTTGCTTGGCAATGTCATCCATCATGTCATTATTAAGTGCTCCGTTAGAAGCATTAATCATGTCGTACGCCCTGCCTCTTGCTTCTACACTTCCAATAACAGAACGTGTAAAGCCATCAAAAGCAGTCATTGCATTAGGACCAAAACGTAACCAGGGGTGCTCTGATAATGCGTTTAGTTCTTCAATGTGTCCGACAATTGCTGAAGGACCAAATTCACCCATCTGCTCTGCAGCATCTGCATGTGCATTAAGAATCTCCATTTGCTGAGAGTTCTTACGTGCAATGTCATCACGCATGACATAACCAACACTCGAAGGGTCTTTTGAAGCACGTTTAAATACTTCATTCATATGACCCCATGCACTGGTAAACGTATCTACAAATGCACCGTATTGATATAGACCACGACGGATTGTCTTTTTATCACCGTGTATGGCAGCACCAATAAACGTAGATAGTGGACGTTCAATCATAATTGCTGCGTTACTAGCGCCAGCTTTGATGGGAGTAACGAGTGAAGATAGTACAGAGTTATAGATGTTTGCCCATACTCCTTGTGTCCATGCACTAGGCATATCAGCACGTGCATCAAAGAATGCTTTGCTTAATGTGCCGGTGCTGTTACGCACATACTCATTTAGCTTCGTCATGCTGTGGATGTTTCCATCAGTAACCTCATAGGCAAGCATCAACGGACCTAACATCTGTGGACGTTCTTTCTGTACGTTCCGCAGGGTTTCAATCGTCTGCTTAGCTTCTGCTGCCTTCTCCCGCAGTGCTGCTGGTACTTCATCCATCTCAGCTTCAGCCATCAAACTCATCTGCTTAAACTTATCTTTGGTCCAGTTTTTTGTCCTGTTCCAAATATTTGTCATGTTTAATGCACGACCACGTACATATGATGTTTGACCTTTTGCTGTCATCAGAAATTCAATACGGTCAAGAATCTCTTCTTGTGCACGCATTACTGCTCCAGTACCGTCCATAAGACGTGCACCTTCTGCCATGTCTGATACTTGACCTGCTAATGATGCGCTTGCATATGCATAAGCTTTTGCTTGATCAAGGGTTGCATACTCTTTTAGATATTTGTTAATAGCTTTAAATGCTGCGTTGTATCCTTCACTTGTAAGTACTGTTGCTCCTGTTTCCAGGTCAACTTGACTTAAAGGTGCTAAGGCACGCTTCATTGTAGCTACATCCATATTCATCATGCTTGCAGCAAGGTTGTCTCCTGCTGCACTGATTTCTTCAAATGATAAATACCGACCATTACTTGTCGTATATCCATATCTTCCAGCTCCTGTCAGTTGCTCTCCCAGACCTTTGATAAGTACCATGGCACCTTCATCGTTGTCTGCTGCAAACTGCAAAGCACCTTCAGTAAAGACACTACCTAAACGTCCGTAGACGGTATCGATGTTCCCTTCAATACGTACAAGGTCAACTGATGCAGCTAATACACCACCATCATCTGCTGTACGCATACCCATCTCTACATCATCGTAAAGATCGTGATAACCAAAGATTGGTTTCTCATCTAGGTCAACTGATTTAGATACTCCGTAGTCACCGAGTTCTTGAAGCTCTTCAATACGCTTATCTGCTGCTGCAGCGATTTCATCTTCAGGTGTTTTGATCTTTGCCTTGTTGGCATTAAGTCTGTCAGTAACTGCCTTGGCTTGTTCGTTTTCTGGAACCCAGCTTGTAGCAGCTTGAATGCCACGTTTACCTAAGACCAGCTTTGCACCTGCAACTAGCAAGTCAGCACCAATAGAAAGGAGAACTCCTTCCTTCATGTTCTTCTGACGTTTAATTTCTGGACTATCAGAATCAAGTGCAGCAAAGTCATCAGATACCCAGCCCCATGTTTGTGGCCAAGCTTTTTTCATCTCACCTAATGCGTTGAGATCATCTGAGTTAACTGGAGCTGTGTAATCAACGAACGCTCCAGTACCAGCAGCCATGCCAGTCTCTGCAAATTTCTTAAATGCAATGTCGTTACCAAGTTTGCCTAGCCTTCCAAGGCTTGCACCCCTAGCAGCATGGACTCCCTTTGCAACCTGAGATCCATAGCCACCTAATACAACAGAAGGAATGACTACTGATGACAAGTCACGTAGAACTTGTGCTTCTTTAGATTCAAACTTAGACAAGGTAGGTACTTGAGGAATATCTAAATCCCTCATGACTGCCTTACCTAACATATTTACTGCACCTACAGCAAAGTCAGCAACGCCTGCACCTGGAGCCGTCGTAAATTCAGCTACTCCTTTTGGTAGGAAGCCGTACCTATCTGGTCCAGTTTTTTCTGGTTCTGGTGTTTGTGTAGGTGTTTCTTGTTTAGGTGGTGATTCTTCTTTAGGTGGTGTTTTAGTTTCTGTCGATGAACTAGAGGTCTTCTCAGTAGGGACTTCTACAGCAGGAGAGGTTGCTGCTCCATAGGAATCCTCAATGGATTGCATCCTATCCAGAGCTTCCTGTCTTGCTTGTCCCTCCTGAGTGATCTCATTTTCGTTCATCTCATCGATTGGACTTTTGTTCAT